TGTACATTTACAAGCCCTCGCTTGGTTAAGGAAGGCCAATAATATACGAATTCGGAGACTTGTAAACTGTTTTATTTGTTATTATGGCACAACTACGACAAAAACAGCGCCTGCTCTTCCAGCCTGCGCCGGGTCAGTCCAGGTAATATCCTGCCCCCACCCTTGTTCCACTTCACAAACTCATCCGCTGCTGCCTCATACTCACCCCGGTTGTACTTCATCCGCAAGGTACTAGATTGCAGACTGCCAAGGCCCACGTTGAAAGAGAAGGAAACCAGAGCGTCAAAGTGTGCTTGGCTATTAATAGCGCCAGGGCACAGTCTAAGTACACCGCTCTCAAACCGAGTAAGATCACTTCTAAGAATCGCATCAATCCCACCGTCACTCCAAATTTTGTCATGTTCGGGTCGTAGTGGGTACGCGCTCCGCTCTTCCAGTTTTAGCTTCGCTTGCTCTGGGTACAGAACGTGACCGTAACCAATCGTCCAGAGCAGCGCAGGGCATCTGTAGGGCTTTGATCTTACGCCTTCGTGATGCTTAATCATTTCCACGCAAGCATCAGAGACTTTCATTTTTTGAACGCTTGGCTACCAAAGTGGAACGCTACAATGCTTGACCAGATGATCTGAGTTTCTTCATCCCACAATAAAGCCATTGCGTCTTGGAACTCAACTCCTGTCTGGATGGCATAGTAGAAGCCGAACCCATCGACAGCGCATAGCAGCAGAAACATGCCATAGGTAATCAGTGGGCGGACTAGCGCACGAAGGTTAACCACCCAAGTCGAAGCACCACGGCCTATCTCAATGTCGTGATTTAGCAACGCGGCCTGCTGCGAAGCTGCTGTTTTTACAAAGATGGCCTCGTTCTTGATCTCTTCCATCTTGGCCTGCGCAATGTAGCCACGTTCAGCCATCTCAAGCTCGCGCTCTTTTGCAGCTTGAAGCAGCAGCAGTTCGTGCTTCTTATCTTGTCGGTCTTGGAAGAAGTCCAGCAACTTGGGCAGGCCACCAGCCAGAAACGAAATAACCGTAGAGAGTAGAGTCAGCATTATTTAACCTTTTCAAATAGCCACATGGTTACTGCAACAGGTACTGCACAAATAATTACAATCAAGACCACCGCGATTACATTTTGTATGGCTTTGGCCCTGCGCCTACGCTGAAGCATGGCAGTGCGTTCCCGGCCTTCCGTGATCTGCCTACGCTCGGTCATCATCTCGCGGTAAGAATCAACACCAAAACGCAACACGATTAGCTCGCGCAGTTCGCGTTCCTGCTGTTCAATCTTTTTCCTGCGCATAAGGTTCTCCATCGCCTGCTGCTCAACGGAACCCTTGTGTAACAGCTTCTTGAAAAGTGGAGGATCACGGGATTCCTGTTCATGCTGCTTTAAATCCGCACACGCCCCTAACCACGTTCCCAACTGCGAGCCTACGTCCTCAATCTCGCGGCCAGTTTCAACCGCCCGTTTGAGGAAGTTGAAAGCCGCCGAGGCAGTGGCAAACGCTGTGATAGGGTCAAGCACAACATCACTCCGCCTTCATCGTCGTAATATCGTCACCCTTGCGTACGGTCACTTTTCCATCCTCCACATCCACGCGCATCGGGGGTTCTTTCTCAGCCAGCTTGGCAATCAAGTGCTGGATCACTTCAAACTCAGGGCGATCAGGTTTCTCTTGAGTTCCGGCGATGCCGTTCATCATGTTAATCAGAGCGACCAACGCGCCACCGACCATCGTCATCACAGCAGTGATCGCGGACTCAGTGAGGAAATAACTAGAGCCAACACCGATCAAGACAATAGCTGTGATATACATCAAGCCGTACTGGCCGATTGCTTTGCCTGCCACTTCTTTTGCCGATTCGTAACGCTCTGGATTCTCGTCGCTCATTGCTGTCCTCCATCTCCACCACCAAACTTAGCCCACGCACCCAGCATCAGTAGACCAAGGACAAACATTGTCCCTGCCCTAGCAAGCGTCTGCCAAACGACCTTCTTCATGCCGCGCCAGTCGGTAATCAGACTACGCAAGTCGCGTACATCATTACCCGCGTCGTCGTCGTGCAGCCCGATCTCTTTAAGGACGGACTTCATCTCTTCGCGGATTATCTGGCGTAATAATGCTGTTTCGTCGGTGAGCATGGTTTACTCCAGTGATTGAATCTTCACAGCAGAGCGTCAAGCTCGTCGTGAGTAGTCGCCGCTTCAATGGCAGCAATCTTAGGCGCAACAGCGTCTTTAGCAGCCTGAAGTTTAGCTGGGTCATAAGCAGTCGGGTCGTTCATCTGCTTCTGCATCTCTTGCTGGAAACCAAACCTGGCATTTGCTTTCATGCCGTTCTTACGGTCTGCAACTTCGATGTTGTAAGTGCCGTACACAATCTGCACTGGGTCAGTGGACAGATCAAACGTGTGAGCAGTGTAGCCTTGACGGTGTGCCGTGATACTAGGACGGACTTCAACGGCATTTTTCCAGCCATCGTTGCCCACGCCAGCAGGTGGCAGTGTGTCCCAGCATTGTTTAACTTCGTTGTTAACGATCTGTACATAGAGTGCCATAACCTATTCCTTATTTAATAAAAACTACAATTCAATATGTCAACACCACTGAAAAATTAGAACTACTAGCCATAGTCGTAAAATTGATAGCCGCGCCAACTTGCGTAGGATAACTTCGATTTATAGTATCTCCTTGCGCTAGTTGACCAGAATCATTAGACCCCCAGCTCCACAACGTGCCGTTATTTCCAATTGCTAGGCTATGATATTGCCCCCCTTCAATTGTAGACCACGACGCTAAAGCACCTACTTGTTTAGGTGATGAATAATTAGTGGTGTTACCTAAACCTAGCTGGGCATTTGCGTTATACCCCCACGACCAGAGAGTGCCGTCATTTTTCAGAGCCAATACATGATATGATCCACAGGAAACTTCAAGCCAAGTTGTTAATGCGCCTACTTGCTTGGGAGATGAGTAAGATGTTGTATTACCTAGACCTAGCTTTCCATAATTCCCGCTACCCCAAGCATAAAGTTTTCCGCTTTCAATGCCCGCTGTGAAATAGTTCCCTCCCGAAACTCTTGTCCAAGTAGTCAAAGCACCAACCTGCATAGGAGATGAATAGTAGGTAACGTTTCCAAGTCCTAGAGCGCCATACGCATTCATTCCCCACGACCAGAGCGTTCCGTCTGATTTAATAGCAAAACCGGAATATGGCCCGCATGACAGCTTTGACCACGTAGTTAAAGCACCCACTTGGTTAGGAGATGATCGGTATGTTAGGTTGCCTAAACCAAGTTGACCATAAGGGTTGCTCCCCCACGACCAGAGAGTGCCGTCAGTTTTTATTGCTAAATTAAAGTAATTAGCTGCTGCTATACTCAACCAGTTAGTTAATGCTCCAACTTGTTTAGGAGATGAGTAGTTAGTGGTGTTGCCTAGACCCAAATTGCCAGCATTATTACCTCCCCATGACCACAGCGTTCCGTCTGACTTTATAGATTTAGTAGAAGATACTCCAGTCGCAATCTTATACCACGTTGTCAAAGACCCAACCTGCTTAAGTGTTGAGTAGTTAGTGGTATTACCCAGACCAAGACAACCGCCGTTGTTAGCGCCAACAGAAAACAAGCCAGACTTTATTAAGCTTATCCAGTTTCCTGCTACAGCCTCATTGAATATTTCTTTTGTAGTCCACTTTCCTACAGCAGTAGTAGCCATCTTTTTCTCCTAATTTGGACTTATGCAAGTTTAAGAATTTTTCTATTGATTAATAATTTATCTTTAATCTTATTAAACGAAGATTCCCACTCGCCAAAGGTCTCCTGACGGAACAGCTTCATCGTATCGTAGTAAGGACAAGTATCACCCTCCATTGCGTACAAGAAGTACCCCATCACCGGAATCACAACCCAAGTCTCTACGCCCATTGCAGCGGACAAATGACTGACAGAAGTGCATGAAGATATTACTAGGTCGCACGAAGCAACAGCGTTGCGGGTATCTTCCCAAGTGTTCAGAGGTACTTGCTTAACCCATGCAGGGCAAGAGTCTGCACCTTCGTCTCTTTGCAGGCTAATGAACTCAGCATCGCAGTCCTTCACGGCCTGGAACATAAGCTCGTAGGGAAACTTCTTGTGGTGCTCATGCTCAAACTTGGACTGACCCTGCCACCTAAGACCAATGCGCTTCTTGCGGTTCTTGATTGTCTTAGGCCTGGCGATGTACGGAGCACCCGACAGGTCATCCAGTTCTAGTCCCAACGGCACCACAGCGCTCATGCCCTGCACGTAGAAGTCATGGTAAATGCCAAAGGTGGCTTCGTGTTGGATCACGGCAGACACGCCTTCTACGCCCACGAACAGACTAGCCAGAGCACCGGAGCAGGACACGACTACCTTGCAGCCACGTTGAGCAATCAGCTTGGCAAAGCGTACTTGGTGAATCTGATCGCCCAAGCCGCCTTCTAGGTACAGCATTACGATGCCTTTGCTCTTACCGTCCCACGGCTGAGTAGGTACATCAGGACGCTTGTTACCGAATACGCCTGACTGACGACCACGATCCATCAGTTGATAGCCTTTCTGTATCTGCCCTTGTGACAACAAGTACCAGCCTCGGTTGTAGGCTGCTCTGTGGTTAGTAGGCTCTTCTGCTTCTAGCTTCTGGGCCAATCTCCAGCCCTCTGCAAAGTCACCAATAGTAGACGCAGCTAACTGGAGGTCTAGGTCGTGTAGTTCGGGGATGGTTCTGGGCTGTGGTAGCCAGAACTCAGGCTGGCAGAACGTGCTGTAGTGGTGCTTGAGCAGGTCTTTAGGGTCTTGTCTGTGCTGGGCTTCCAGGACGGGTTTAACGTCGTGCATACCGGCAGTGCCGTGCAGTTGTTCGTCATCTTCGGCTACTGTGGAGCCGTCAATGTTGTTGAAGTCGTATTCAAACGCAGGCAGGTCTAGGAAGGCGTGTACCCGCGCCAGTTGCTCTTTAGGGCTGGCGATAAGGTCTTCATACTCTACGAACAGGAAGTTCTCAGGCGCGTAGTTGTAGCCCTCTTGCAGTGAGATATAAGCAGCGCGTAGGTGATCCATTAACTGGCCTGACGCCATGAACTCGTCTAGGTTCTCAGGCTTCTCGATACGGACAAAGGAGGCTGCACAGTCAGGGACAGAGCGAACGGTAGCGATGATCTTCGGCTTACGGTCGAGCACTTGCGTCATTGCCGCCATGATCTGGGAGATAGGCCAGCCCCTAGACTTATCAATCACTACAGGCTTGTCAGTGTCCTCGTAGAACGCATCAATCATCCCACGCATGGTCTGAGCCAGCTTGGTTCTCGTAGGGTCGTTCTGGTTCAACAGACCGGCAGAGTGCCAAGTATTTGCCAAGCCATCCAGTGCATGAACTAGGCCAGAGGTAGTGGATACATAAGTCATAGGGTTCTGATTCAGGATAGCCGCCAAGACCGTTGAGCCGGAACGCGGTACGCCTGAAAGGAAATGTAGTGTTTTGTTCATTTTATGATATGAGTTCATAACTTACAGTGTAGGCAACACTACTAGCTGTTCCTGATGTTACTGAGATGCTAGTGCCTTCTAGCAAATAAATCGGTGTAGTTTTATCAACGGCAACTAAGGTTACATTAACTGGTACAGGCGTAATGCTACATATCGGATATGCAGTACCTCCTGATGGTGCGCTTCCTTGAACAACCGCCCCATTAGTATAAATACTAACTGTTACATTTACCGCTTGCGTTGCGTGTATGTTAGCAGCACAAATTTCATTGATCCTCATTACTGTTCCACTTGCTGCTGTATTAGCTAACAACACAACAGCTGAAGTAGATGAAGGCGTGAGGTATGTTGTCATGCCTAGAATGCTTGTTACGTTTGCTATATTTGGGTTTGCCACGGTAGTCTCCTAGAATCCAAAAACCATTGAAAATGCAATTGCTTGACCCGTAGTTGGGCCACTTGCTGCGGCAACCACTGCCTGACCGTTAACCTTGATGTAACTTACACAGTAAACAGTTGTCCCGTCACTCTCGTAAATTGCTCGATCACCCGCTGCTGTAGTAATGTTGGCAGCACCTGGCAGGTTGTTAGTTGTCGCGTTATGCGTCAGGGTCAAGATGCCATCAAAGATCACCGTTCTAGGCCCACGGGTCAGGGTGACAGCAGTGATTGCTGTTGTGCCTGTAATGTGGACTCTGTTGCCGGTAGCTGTGTTGAGGTTGATCGTAGAGGCAGAGGCTATTGCTGTGCCGGTCGCCCACTCTTGCGCCCCTGTGAAGGTGTTAGCACTCAACACAGCATATCCAGATGCTGGGAGATAGGCAGTGAGCCACGCAGCGCCTGTGTACACCCTCATCTCGTTGGACGCGGTATTAAAATACAGAGCGCCGGTTAACAGTGGGTTACCGTCATTGTCCACCGTTGGGTCAGTGGCTTTTGGCCCCAGGTATCTGTCGTCAAAGCTGTCGTATGAAGCAGCGGCAGCCGTTGCGCTTGTGCTTGCACTGGATGCTGATGAAGCAGCGTTAGTGGCACTGGTACTTGCATTTGATGCGCTTGTAGCGGCATTAGTCGCTTGAGTAGTAGCAGTTGATGCACTGGCCGCTGCGTTGGTCTCGCTTGTGCTTGCATTGCTTGCGCTCGTTGAAGCGTTACTGGCACTGGTCGAAGCGTTAGACGCTTGAGTCGTAGCAGTAGTAGCTGAAGCCGTTGCAGATGTTGCACTGGATGCCGCACTGGTAGCACTGGTAGATGCGTTGCTTGCCTGAGTGGATGCTGTACTTGCTGATGCAGCAGCAGCCGTTGCGCTTGTGGATGCCGCGCTTGCTGAAGTGCTCGCGTTACTAGCCTGGGTCGTTGCTGTAGATGCACTGGTCGCTGCGTTAGTAGCTTGTGTAGTGGCCGTAGACGCGCTTGTGGCAGCGTTGGTGGCCTGTGTAGTCGCAGTTGATGCAGAGCCAGCAGCAGCAGTCGCAGAGGCAGCAGCAGCCGTTGCAGAAGCCGCAGCAGCAACACTTGTTCCCACCCAATCGCTTGGAGAGGATGCAGGAGTGTCGCCAACAGTTGTTCTTAACGCTGTGTAGAATATCCCATCAGGGCCAACTACGTTCTGACCGACTGTGTAAGTAATAGTCGATACATAAGCCAGGCTAATTAGCCGCCAGTAAGCAGCCTGAGTGACAGGATTCTGGTTCAGGTTTGAGTTCTGGAGAGACTGATACAGCAGATTGCTAACAGTAACGACAGCGCCTTCTGTATAAGTAGTGCCTGCGTTCCACTCCACTGAATAGAGGAACGTCCACGATCCAGAAGTAGTGACTGGATTGTTATTAACATTCCCGTTAGTCAGCGATACATAAAACTGGCCGTTCGAACCCTGGACAACATCGTTTGCATTGTAATCCTTTGACGCGACCCACGGGCTACCAAAGGTCGATGCAGTATCACCCACCGGATCACGCACAAGGATTTGCGTATTGTCTGATTTGGTAAGAATCGCCTTCGCAACACCATCAAAAAATATATTGGGCTGACGACCAGCCGCCGTAAGGATTACCGGATTTGTATTCGGTATCTCATAGTTCACATCTGCGTAGGTTGTTTTTGGCGTGGTCGTGCCAGTTTCGTAGAAGTAAATCTTGCCGCTGACAAGAGGATCACCAGCATCGTCAAAGTATTGTGATTCTAGGTCGCCATAACGTGCCATTATTCGGTTTCTCCGGTGAAGTAATCAGCAAGACCAACTGAGAGGATCCTGCTTCCGTAGTTTGGTGGCAACTTCCCAAGCCAGTTCTTAAATGCTTGGCTTTTCACAACCGCCTGCTCCAGCTGCTGCGTTGGTTTGCCCTGTGCTGATGCAATAATAACACGCTTGAAATCGGGGTTAGCCATCAGATCGGACGCGGACTTCAATACATCAGGTTGTGGCAAGCTGATGATTTCATCAATCTTCTTACCATATGGAATGATCGGAAGAATCTTGGAGATAAAGCCCTGATCCGATCCGAACTTCTCCATTGCATTCACAACACCAGTCCTTGGGCCAGCAATAGCGTTTGCGTATTGTTTTGAAATCAATGCAAGATCATCCAAGAACTGTGGCGAATTTTCTGGCAGATATTTTGTGAGTTTAGCCTTGGCTGTTGGCTGCCTAGATAGTTTCTCCCACTGTGATGCAAACCCTGCCATGTTAAGTTGATTTTGGGTTCTCGCACCCTTAGTGAACAATGAATCAATCGACGACACTACTGCTGCCTGACGATATTGTTCTGGGATGCCCTCAAGAACTTTGTTGAATCCGTAAACGTCACCCTTCTCAACAAGAGCATTTATCCCAGCCCTTACTTGTGGAATGATAGGACGGCTGAATTCTTTCCCCATCAGATTCACAGCACTTTCTTCAAGCGCCTTCCGCTGTTGAACTAGACCTTTAGCAGCGTCCCAAGATGTCTTCATCTCTTTGCCTGCAATCTCTTCAATTGCCGTCCCCTGCGCGTCAGTCAGCAGGTTATAAAGGTTCTTCAGCTCGTAGGTAGTGGTATCCCCAAACTGATTTCCCTTGAGGCCTTGTCCGTATTTTTCACCGACAGACTGTCTCAGGTTATCAACATACCCGTAGGTTGGACGACGATTACTGGAGACCTGCCTGAGTATCTGCTTCTCCAATGAATTAAGGTTATCCACCCCACCAAGGTCACGCGCCTTCATCACCAAATACTTTCTTATATCGGTAGAGTCCACACGCTGACGCTTATTCACGGACGACGACAGGTTGTCGTACAGCACATCGGACTGCACTCTTAATTCATCAAGCGTGGAGTTGATGTTATTAACAATCCCCTCATTTAGCTGGGAGATGTCCCTAGTCCCACCAAAATCCGTTATGAACTGGTCGGCCTTCGCAGCAGTAGCAAGCATTGCTTCCTTCTCAGCAGCAGCCATCTGGTTTCCCGGTATCCCCGCGATAGCCTGCTCTACTTGTACATACTGCGGATTGCGGGAATAAACCCGTGGCGGTAATACCTCATTCAATCCTAGCCGCCGACCCGCCGCTATTACATTCGGATCAGGGTTTATAATCCCTGCAAGATTAGCAGCCTGCTGTACAGGAGCTTGTTGACTTGTTACTACCCGGCCAATCTGAGATGCCGTTTGCGCTTGTTGTGGAGATACTCCACGCTGCCCAGCTTCTTCCATTACAGACGCTGCGCCTCTAGCGGATTGCCTAGCCTGCCTTGCAAGCGATACAAGGTCTGTCCCAATTGAGAACCCACCAGCCAACATTGGCTCCTCAATGTTAAACTTCCCACCAAGTCCTTTCTGTCCTCCCTCTATCCCGGTTTGAATCCCAGCCTCTAATGCGCTTCTTCCAAACATCGTAGCTGCCCGACCAGCAGGGAGTGACGCCGCCATAGTAGCTGCGATATTTGATGCATCGTTGAGTGAGAATCCCTTCTTATTGATGACAAACGCCTTTTGAGTCTGTGGACTGTAGACATTCCACACATCGTTCTCACGGTCAGACTCAACCACAATACTAGGGTCTGCCTGTTTCAGCATCCCAGCAAACTCTTCATCATTGATGGTAAGAGGCTGCATCACACCTAGTGCTGCCCGTTCTGCAATGTTGGCCTGTGGAACAATCTGTCCCATCTGCCACGGACGGAGTTCTTGTGCTGCTTGTCGTGCTTCCATTGGGATCAGCCTGCGATCCTGTTGAACAGGAACAAATCTGACGCCTCGCTGTTCTGCCGTAGCTTGCTGAGTTGCAGGCAGGTTGGCGGTATTAAGTACATTAAACTTCTCCACCCCAGCATCAACTACTCTACGTTGTGCAGGTAGGTTGGTAGGATCAAACACGTTAATCTGACCCACCCCCGTATCAACCATCCCGCGCTGTGGCTGCTGGTATGGCTGGGTATATGTTGGGGTTTCTGTGCGAACGAACCTGACCATATTTATTCCTCAACCACTGCCTGCTTACCACCAACAATTATGGTCTGGCCTAATTTTATCTTGCCAGCATTGTAGGCAGCTTCTGCTTCTTGATCATTTGCAAATGATGGGATGGATGGGGATCCGCCTCTGACGCTTTGCATGATAGCGTCAATCTCAGATTTCAGTTTTGACCGGCCTAAGTATGCCTGCCTGAACTGCGGAGACGCTCCATAAATGTCAGCAACACTGGCCTCATCCTCCAGTTGCGCCTGTAGTGACGGGACGCCGGCTGCTGTCACATTCCGCGCAATACTCAACAAGCCATCAACATCAAATGTTTCTGGGTTGGTAGGGTCAACCACCCGCATCAGCTGCGCAGTATCCACCCCCTTCCCACTGAGGAAACTGAAGACCGCGCCAATGGACGTATCGGCACCCGAAAGCGAACTAGCATCCCGATCTGTAACGATACCGGGTGAGATCAAACGTGCCACGTTCATAATGGCAGCGTTGATGGCCCCACGGTTCTTCGCCCTCATCCCAGCTTCAAGCGACATGACCTTGTTATAAGCCCCAGCAACCTCTGCAAGGTTCTTGTTTATGCCTTGGATATTGGAGCGCGTGTTGTTAAGGGCGGATGTTCGTTCTTCTGGGGATATACTAGGAGCTTGAACATTCGGATAGACGGGTTCGCCATTATCAATGAATCGGAGAACCCCATTCTGATCTTCGGCAGTCTTACGATCAGCAGGCTTGCCGGGGCCAGTGTACAGAGCCTCTTGGGTCACCGGATCAAACACTGTCTCATCCGCACCCACAATCATCGGCTTCTGCGCTTCAGGCATCTTGATAAGCCCCATCGACAGTCCACGGCTTGTTGCTGCCGTAAGTTCCATTGCAAGATTACGCAGTGCTACTGGGTCATTTTGCTTTGCATAACGTGCAAGCTGTGTGATTCTCTGTGTGTCAGACGGGTCTGCATCAGGGTAAGTCTGAAGAAGCTGCAAACGATCCTCACCGAGCGCAATGAGACCATCAAGGTCACCTGCACGAACCAGCTGTAGGCCCGTAGCAGCGTCTTGATACATTGCCTGCTGTCTAGCCTGAAGTTCAGCACGCTTCTGCTGATCTCTTTGATCAAGACCTTGGATAAACTGTGGGCCAGTGCCGCCAATAGCAGCGCCAAGACCCATTAACAAATCACCAGTGTTGATAGCCACTATCCACCCCCAACTAATTTTTTAAGACCAGCTCCACTCAAATAATTATACGATGGCTGACCACCTGGCAGACGGTATGAAGGGCTTGGATTCCTGCCTGAAAAATATGGCTCTTGTGGTCGCTGAATAGGGGTCTGCATCCTTCTTCCAAGCTCGTAGCCAGTCCCTGCTGCGCTAAATGCGTCTGACACCATGCCAGAGTAATTAGTTGGTGGCGCTTGTGCGAACTCTGCTTGTGTAAACCCTGCCGGTTGTGCGTATTGTGGTTGTGCTAAATCTGCTTGTGCCAACTGTGCTTGTGCAAATGGCTGTCCACCCAACACATTGCCCTGTTCCCTGTAAAAATCAGCCTGCGTCATTGCTTCGTTTTGTACATCTTGTATGTATTGGTTATAAGCATTCTGCCCAAGATTGATTAGATTCTGCCCTTGAGTCCCATACAGGTTGGACATATTGATGCCTTGCGACTCCAGCATGTTCGCCTGTTGCAGTGCCGCGTTCTCCTGCTGCCGAGCAATCATCTCTGCCACGCTCATCCGGTTACTGGCAATGTTCTGTCCAGTGTTCTGCCGCATCTGTGCGATATTCGTCCCAACATTAGCCTCAAAGCCAGCTTGTTGGCTTCGCCCACTGGCAATGTTCTGTGCAGTGTTTAGGCCGATATCAGCAAGCGCCCCAGCCCTGCCAGTTGCTAGATTGCCCAACATGCCAGCCCTGCCAGTTGCGAGATTGCCCAACATGCCGGCCTCGCCAGTTGCGAGATTGCCCAAAGCGTTAGCACTCTGCATTCCATACCCAGATAGCGTGTTCAAATTACCGATCTGCTGCTGTAGACCCTGCGAAGCCAGACCCTGACCGAATCTCTGTAGTTCTTTTTGGACATTACCACCACCAAGACCACCAGTGGCTGACGCTCCAGCAAGGTTCGACCTCATGCCCTGTTCAAAAAGAAACTTCTCATAAGGAGATTCTTGACGCGCAGCGTTGAATGCGTCTTGGCCCAGCGCACCTGATAATGCCATCTGCTGTTGATAGGCTGTTTGACCGCCTTGGTAGAACGGCTGAACGTAACCCCTAGCCTCACCATACCCCTTGGTAATATCGCCCCTGGCGTCATCATACCCAGTGGTAATATAGCCACTAGCGTCATCATACCCCTTGGTAATATCGCCCCTAGCGCCAGCAGCAGCGTTCTGAAGGTCTGTGATATTTATCCCGTACAAGTTGTTGATGTTTGCCAGAGTACTCTGAAGCTGAGAAGTTGCACCGGACAAACCTTTCTCGGCGGCTTGTTCATAGCCTGCCAGACCTATAGGCGTAGCAGCGGCTTGCTGAGCAGCATACCGCTGTTGAAACTCGGCCATGTTGAAACCCATCGCCTGTTGCACAGCCTCTGGACTGACCTTGTTTTGCTGCATGACGGTATAGATTTGCTCATCTGTCGCGCCGGGGTTTGACCTGAACCAATTCTGAATGTCAGCCGCAGTAACCGTGCCTGGCGGACTTGTAGGTGTAGCAGCATTACCCGTGCCTGCCGGACTTGTAGGCGTAGACGGGTTTTGCGCTGCGTTATATCGCTGCATGACGGCATAGATTTGCGCGTCAGTCGCGCCAGGGTTCGACTTAAACCAGTTCTGAATGCCCTCGATTTGCGCGTCAGTCGCGCCAGGGTTCGACTTAAACCAGTTCTGAATGCCCTCAGCAGTAAGCGTGATTGCACTTGTAGGCGTAGACGCGGTTTGCGCTGCGTTATATCGCTGTTGAAGCTCGGCAAGGTTGAAACCCATCGCTTGTTGCAGAGCTTCTGGTGTGACGTTGTTTTCCTGCATGACGGCATAAATCTGCGCGTCAGTGGCGCCAGGGTTGTTCCTGAACCAGTTTTGGATGTCAGCCGCAGTTGCCATTTCAGCCTCTCAAATTCGGGACGGTAGGATTGATGAATCCCTGCATAGCATTCTGATCAAATGGGAGCATCTGGGCCTGTGCTGGTGCTGGCATTCTACCGCCAAGCAAAGCAGCTCGTTGTGCAGGTAGACCACCAAGGATTGCCTGTTGAGCAGCGTAGTTCCCACCTTGCATAGCTTGCATTTGCGGCATAAACATTTGACCAGCAAGCCCCAGGCTTCGATTCAAAGCCTGCTGACGTATGTCGCCAGATCGTTGATAGGCTGGGCCAATCAATCCACGCGCTTGATTCAACATGCCCATCTGTTGATCAGTTCTTTTCTGAGCCATTGCGTTAGCTTCATCAGCACTCTGCCGAGAAAAAACGTTGGCTTCGTTGGCTCTTTGCTGGTTGAAGACGTTAGCTTCATCGGCCATTTGCCGGTAGAACGCGTTAGCTTCGTTGGCTCTTTGCTGGTTGTAGGCGTTAGCTTCGTTGGCTCTTTGCTCATAGATAGCGTTGGCTTTATTGGCTTGTTTGCCAGCAGCGCGACGATCCATAGCCTTGCCAGCCAAGGATGCGCCAGCACTGCCCAATGCTAATGCTGTTGCAGTTGCCATTACCATTAGAATAACCTCATCATTAGAATAACCTTATATAAGTGCGCTCGGCCTTCTTATATCCCATTCTCTCATAAATACTTTCTAGCCCGTCTGCGTTTAGTTTTTCCAAACACATCATAGACCAAAATTTTAACTTTTTGCTTTGTGCCTGCTTTTCTATATATTTCAACAACTTTACACCAATTGGTTTGCTTCTATGCCCAGGCTCAACCCACCACGCAATCTCAGTTCCCACCATAATATTTGCGTTCAGTAATGCGGGAAACTGTAACCCAAGCAAAAACCCAACTACTTCCCCGTCTATAACAGCAACTGGGCATAATTCTTGATCGATAGATTGCATGACAATTCGCTCAACCGTATCGCAATCAAACTCAAGGCACTCATACCCCGACACTGCATGAAACTTCTTGGCAAGTTCGATTATTTCAGGAATATCGTCTATACCCGCGTTTCGGACGGTCATACTAATAGCCATCCCTGTAACCTGTTTCCACCGATCTCAGGGAGCATCTTCCGGTATTCAATTGCACCAGCGGCGCCAGCAGCGTTTATATACAGTTGGTACTGTCTTGCCTCAACCACGCCTTCAGGTGAACCAGTGCCGACAATAGGGATACTTAAGGATGCGTCCAGTGTCCATGTCCGAAACGCTTGGGCCATCTTTCCTGACCCATCAACGATAGGTTGTCCCGCATTCAATAATGGCGTCATTTCACACCGCCGATAATTTCAGCATCCAACCGGATAATTACAGGCTTAACTGCGTCAGTCAGTGTAAATCTGAATACCTCAAACCGAGAGACTCGACCGTTGCGCCTCCAAATAGCACGCCTGTCATATTCACCGATCTTACCTATAGCCCTTGTCCTTGGGTCTGACCAAGTCTTCCCATCCCTGCTGCGTTCCATTGTAATCGTTGGCTCGGTCACTGCGTCATTGCCAACACCTGATTCAACAGTTAATTCAATCGACGGTACGAACATTGATTTCATGTTGTTTTGGAAAGGCTGAGTGGACACCCTGCGGATAATAGTATCCCCGTATTCAGTAAATACTAGAGGATCAATTCTCCCAATCCTGCCGTCAACAAAGTCACCACACAGTATCTGGTTGTATGCCTTGCACATATCGGACACGCGAAATCGTGACAATTCACCCTCAAGAAATGATCGCCTTTCATGCCACCTCTTTGACGCCATGTCAAAAACAAGCGTTCTTAACGGAAGCGTGAACCCTATGAAATAAGCACCATTCTGAGCGTAGGCCCATGAATAAATATCCTGAAGCTGTTCCTGTGTAAGATTTTGTAACAAGTTATCAATTGGTGTTGTGGATATTTTTACCGAGTCGTTACCAGACAGCGCCCAGATAGACGGCCCCTCATTCTCTCCACCGCCGACCCATACAAACGTATCTTGAGCGTTTATCAGCGAGTATGGAGCCATTACGCCTTTCTGAATAAACAGGCCAGTTCTTTGAAATGGAAAGTCAGCACCGCCTATATTCTGGAATGCTTCAATGGTTTGCGAACCTGAAATGAATAGTTGATTCTTGAAGACTATGGGAGCAACAGTGACATCAGGATCAGACTCAGCCGTTCCATAATCCAAAGCGTTCCAGCTTGTCCCGTCATTCGGAGCAGAACAGATAAACTTTTTTGTATCCGTAGTGCATACGAAGTAACTATCCACAAACACTACAAACTGTGGATTACCATTGGCAGTGAAATCAACATCCGTGATTTGAACTAGCGTATCAGTGACATGGTTGTAGATGTACCCATTACCACCAGGTACCATCACCATCAGTTGTGTGCCGTTGTCTGCCATTGATACACGCGCAGTCCCAGCGATACTCCCAAGCTCATCTAATGAATACGATGCAACAGCAAGTACCACCGTTTCAACGATCTTGTATAGCTTGCCACCGTTCACCGCATACGCCACGCCTGACATTTCGTGCATACCACGGTTCTGATTTTGGATAGTCCCAGAAGTCACTAGCTGAACAATTCCCGGCGTACCGAATAGATTTTCTTGCGACAGCGCAGCAGTCTCACTGATATTCGGATACCAGTTCAAACACTCCTGCGCACTCAATGGGAGCGACGGACTGACATAAAACCCGTTGGTAATGGGAAGTGCTGGCATTAGTTAATACTCAATACAGCTCGGCTTACCGTGATGTTATTTGTTGCCGTAGAGTTCTGAACATAAATCTCAATGTAGTCATTGGTCGCCATTGATATTTGATACACCAAAGAAACCTCTTTGTGTTCGCCTGAGTTTATCTTCGCTTCCATTCGTGACCCAGCAATTGCAGCACCGTTTTTGTACAGATAGACCTGCAAGTTCTGATTAGAGCCACTGGCTGGGTCTAAGCTCAATGCTGCGTTGATTGTCAGTATCTGAGTCGTTGTTCCAGTGTAAGTAATTCGGCCGGCTGTTGTGCAGGTTGCGTTAGTAGACAGATCGACAGTCCACGTTCCCGCAACAAGTACAGGTGTAGCAGTGGACGCTATTACCGTCGCAGTAGAGTTGCCCTGCATATACACCTGACCACGCACCTGCGCCACTGCCGGAGTGTTGGTAATCGTGATCGTGCTGCTTGCCGCTGTTAACGTGATGCCTGTACCAGCGACTAGTGAGACAAATGTCGGACTGAGTGCTGTGGTATTCAGCATCAACGGAGAGCCGGTGGCGTTGACAGTAAAGTTGTGAGCCACTGTAATTCCATTCTCTGCCGACACGCTACACGCAATCCCTGCGCCGTTCTCAAGGTTGCGGATGTTGTTTACAGTGCCTGAAACATCCAGCACCGGAGTGCCGGTGACATTTCCATCCTGCACAATCGACCCGGTTACCCCAAGACCTGACAGGAAGTTTGCATAAGTGATTTGGTAGTTGTAGCCGGCATTGAAGAACCCCAGCGACGACCCAGCAGGAACTGATGTCTCTTCAATGAACTGGCTCTGTCTTACGCCATACGAACGGTCAACCATTTGTTGATGTCTCCAATCCGATTAGTCCGTTGGTTTCAGTAGCAATGCCAGTCTCGTCACCAGTGTAGAAGTGCGACGAATAACCGTATAGAGACTCTTCATTACCAGAACCAATCGGTAGTGTAGATGGTAGTCTGGTCGGAGTAATGATCTGACCGAGTTGACGCATTGCCTGCATACCTTCCCTAGCAGTCATCGCAAGTTCAGGAGTAACTACACCACCGTAATAGGGAACAGACTGAATCGCCATGTTGGCAATCAATCCAGTAATAGCGCCAGGCGGAACGGTAACGGAATCCGCTAACGTAGATACATTGGTATAACCAAGGTTGACGCCCTTGGCAGCAAGTGATGCCATGTAGTTGTTCATCGCAAAGATAAAGTCCTGATACTCGTCAGCTTCCAGTGGAGCCTCTGACGCTTGTACCAGAATCGCTTGCAGTGATGCTTTCGCTACTTGGGC